TTACCATCACCATGATACTGAGATTTATCAGCAGAGCATGCTGGGCAATCAAAAGCTGTTTGACCTGTTTCTTCATTGTGCTTCCTAGGTTCCCCTAGAAATGATTCAAATATACTTAATAAATAATTTGACATGTTTTAATTTTTACACAAATATACTAAATTATTTTAAAATATTTAATTTTTACCCGACTTTTTTATTTTTATCCGATATTTATTATTAAACAAAAAATTATGGGACGACCAAAATTAGAAGAAAACGAAAAAAAAATTAAATTAGGTATAACTATATCTAAAAATTCATTTACTATGCTAGAAATGTTAACAAATAATAAATCAGAATTTATTGAAAAATTAATAAATAATTATTTAAAGAATGTAACAATAACAAATAACGTTGAAATTAAATATGATGAGAATAATAATTATATTGGTAGTAAAACAACTAAAATAATTGATATTGATGGAAATTAAATCTGGTGTTTATAAAATAACAAATAAAAATAATGAACGTTATTATATTGGAAGTTCCGTAAATATTAATAATAGATGGAATGAACATAAACGTACATTAAAACAAAATAAACACGATAATAACTTTCTACAAAAATCGTGGAATAAACATGGTGAAGAATCATTTTTATTTGAAGTTATTGAATATGTGGTAGAATTAAGTAAATTATTAGAACGTGAGCAACATTATTTAGATTTAATAACACATGATAAAAAAATAAGTTATAATTTATGTAAGACAGCTGGTAATATGTTAGGTTTTAAACACACAGAAGAATCTAAAAATAAAATGTCCAATAGTCGTATTAATAATAAAAATAGTTTAGGTTTTAAACACACAGAAGAAACTAAAAATAAAATGTCTAATTCTCATTTTGGTCTTAAACATGATGATAAAACAATTAATTTACTAATTAATAATGGTAAAAAAAATAATTTAAAATCAATAAAATATAAAAGTAAAATTTCTGACGATATAAGAACAGAACTAATAGATAAATATAGTTCTGGTTCTTATTCAACTAGAAAACTTAGTGATTTATATAATATTAGTAAATCAACAATATGGAATATTGTTAGAAAATAACGTCATTGTTGTGTTTTCTTGGGTCACCAAGAAAACTTTCAAATATTATAGGTAAGTAATTCATCTTGCAAATATACCAAAAATAAGTTATATTTGCAAATATTTTACTTTTCGTTTTCTAAATTACGTTTATTAAACCATGCTAAACCACAAACATAAGCATCTGAAGTGTCAAACGTTTCTTTTTTTAATTTGTTGTTTTTATCGTAAAACCAAGTTATTTGTGGTTCCAATTCAGAAACCTTTTCCCATAGAACATATTTTTTGTCGATATCAAAAGGGTATCCACCAAACAACACAGGAGTGTTTTTAGCGATTTGTTTTTCAGTTAGGTCAGTTCCATCCTTTTTCTTGGTACGTATCGCCATAAGGTCTGGAAATGCGTATTTACGAGCATCATAAGATGATATAAACTCTGGGACAACACCGATGGTGTCATAGACTGATTTAGAAATCATACCGTTAAACCTTAGTAGGGTGGCAATGGTATAAACATTATTGGATTGTAGAAGCGGTTCTTCAATAACAACTTTTGTAATACCAAAATCAGCATAATTTGATAAGAATTCTGTTTCAAAGATTTCAACTTTTCTGAAAAGTTCCTCCATTTTATCTGTAGGTTTTGGTTTAACCTTAGGGCTAACGTGGTGTAGTAATTTAATTTCACCTTTGTTACCCTTATCTTCAAAAAGAGCAATACCTATAGTGGATGTAGATACATCCAAGGCTAACAAAAATTGTGGTTCTTTTTCTTCCATATAATCTTTTTATAGTAATTTAAGACTCTATCATAAAAAATAAAGTCTTAAACACTAATTTTTATAGAGAGCGCTAAAAATTCATTTATATTTTTAGGGATTTGTCTATCTGGTTTAGCATACGCAATAAGATTACCAACATCATCATATAGACCAACTTCACTTATTCTAGGTATATCATTGAATTCAAAAGTTGGGTTTGTTGTTGACCCAAATTCACCTCTATCCGCAATACAGTTTACAATTTGGTACACCCCAACAGATTGGCTATTGAAACTAACCGTTGTTGCTGTCGCTGCTGAGCTTACGTAAGCGTTGACTATTGTTGGGTCAGTTATTACAATAAAACCTTTATCTAAATATGCGATACCCACCAAAGTATCAGCGGTCAAAGATAAATTTGAGTTTGTTTGATAATTGTAAGTTTTTTTACCGCTATAGCTAAACGCTCTATCACTATTATACCCAGTTGCCCAACTTAATGATGGGTCACCACCGTTAGGTGTTTTGATACCATCAGAAACAAGCATTGATACATTTGAACCAAACATATTACTTCTAGGGTTATTGTTGTCAGTAAACGTACTATCTAAAATTGACACTGGTTGTGAACTATATTGGTATGTGGAATAGATTGTATATGTTCCAGCAGTTGTTGGTAAATCAATTTTTAATGTTTTACCATCAATTAATTCACCATAAGTTGAATTATCTATTGAAATTGCTAATATTTTATTCTGTGCAAACCCACTGAACGCTGTATCAGAATACCCACCCAACGTAGACGTTGTTGCTGTAAAGGTTGTCATGTTTGCATCTGTAATTGGCAAACCAAAAGAATAATATAAATTGGTTTTTGCGTCTGTTGTGTAATCAGTTCTATTTATGACCGAATAAGTCAAACTATTACCACTTATTGTTGTGTAACCAACAGTTTCATATTCAGATAAAATACTAGTTGATTGAGTACCAACAGCTTTTGTTAGTAACCCACTAGAATTTACAATTATTGGATTTTTAATACCAATGGCCTTTGCTGTACTATTACTATTAGTGCTATTAACACCTATATTACCAGCAATACTAGGAACTTGTCCAGTTGATAGTGATAAATTTGTGTAATAATTGGCATCTGAATCACCAAGACTAAAGGTTTTTATTAACCCGTTGTTTGTTGAAATTATTCTTTGTCTACCTATTGGTGTTAACCTTGCGGTTAACGTGATTGTTGTTGCTGTGTTGTTATATCCCATTTTTTTGTTATATTAAAAATCCATGCTTAATTCAAGCATTATTTGATTACCCCCAGTTAAAGGAATTGGGTTTGATAATTTACCTATACAAACCAAATTATTACTAGAATCATAAATACCCACTTCCGTAACTTTTATTGCTGATGGATTTGTCGCAGGGTTTGTACTTCTAGTTGGGTTTGTGGTAGAATTAAATTCACCAGCATTTACCGAAATATTAAACAATGTTTTATAAATCGTAGCCCCAATATATGTTGTTAAATTACCATAGAAAAACCTTTCATCACCAAACTGTAAATAACTTGGTGTAGTGTTAGCCGCCAAATTTAATGATTGAATAGCACTGTATGTTGTAGCGTTATTATCTTTTAACTTGTCTAATATGAACCCTGTTATTGTTGGTGTTTGATTTTCCAATAATTTAGGGTCTATAGTTTTATTTGCCACTGAAGTTATTGCAGTAGACGTGAAATCATATTGTTTCCAACTACCTGATGCTGGTCTTGTTGTTGACTCAGCAACAATTTGATATAACAGTTTGAATGTGTCACTATAGAAACCGAAACCATTATAGCTAGGGTCTTCTAATTTACGCATGTAAGTTAATAAGTCGGTACCATTTATCCTAAACGCAATATCTTTAGGTGACGATGTATTGTTGGTTATTTTTACATATTTTTGACATGATAAAGAAGATGTTAAACCACTAACAAAATTATTTTCCAAAGTATATGTTAGATACATAGTTTCGTTGACACCCAACACACCCGTTGAAGTACCGCCTGATGGTGCTTGTAAAACAGCTGCCAATTCTGGTAATGTCCAATTTCTGTTAGATTTATATGACATAGAAGCAACAATTTCATCATCTGTAAAAACCACCGTTTTTAATTGTGGGAAAACTTTACCTACAATGTTTGCTGTTAAACCAGAATTAATCATTGTTGGTTCTTCTATCAAGTTAATATATTGAATATCAGTATTCAATATATTTTGTGTTGCACCAGACCCAACAAATGACATACCCATTGTTGTACCACTACCTGTTGAACCACTAATTCTATGGTACATTAAATCTGGTATCGTAACTTTTAAATACTTATTAGAATTAACATCAGTATAGAAATACTCACCGTAAAGATTTGATATAGTATTATTGGTATAGTGGATTATTGATATTGATTTGGAAACATCATCCAAATAACTTAAACCAACACCATCACAAGTTGAAGGTCCTACCGTTGGGTCTGATTCACAATCAATATTAAAATATGGTTGTTTTTGACCTAAGAAATTATACGAACCAAATTTTGTGTAATCTTCATATAAATTTGTTGATGTTAGACCAGTTATACCAGCTATATTTTCACACCAAACGTTGTTCATGTTCCAAACTGGAACGTCTGAACAAGTAATGTTGTTTGCAGAATCAAAAGACAAAGTACCAGTATCCCAATAAGCTGTTGTATTACCAGTAGCTATTGTATTGTAAACCTCACCACCTCTATAAACAATAACTTGACTATTAATTGTTTGTGATGAAAAATTAGGTAAATTTCTATCTAAAGTTACAGTATTAGTACCAACAGATTGAACTTTAAACCATAAGTTAGGTAGAGGTACTGTATTAGCATTTACTGTAATATTTCCAGTTGTAGTATTAGATACTTTTAAAAGTATTAAATCACCAATATTAACTGTCGCCCCAGTTATTTGTAATATTGTACCACCAGTTAAAACTGTGTTACTAACGGTAGAAGTAAAAGGTGTGTATGTGTTACCTGTTAACGTTGTGTAAACACCGCTAGAGTTAGAAAAAAAACCTCTTTCAGTTGCAGCATTGTTAACATCAGCTTTAATCACGTTTAGAACACTAGCATCTATTGTACGTAAAGGATTTGTTGTATTGCTAGGTTTTATGAAATATTTTAAGTTTGGTTCTCTATCAACTGGTCTCATAACGACACTAGTCGCCGATAATGATACGTTAGTTGGGTCAACGATAGCTTCTCTAACGTAATTTATTTCAGAATCACCTATTGCCCAGTATGAAAAATTTAATTTTCCTTGGGCTAATTGTTCTCTACCTTTTTGTGTTAGTTTTATACTAACAAACGGGTCGGTACTTGGTATAATGTAACTCATAGTTTTGTTTTATGTTTTGTCTTTATTTTAATTATAAATATCCGATTGTAAAGAATATTAATATGAATTTATCGTATTAGTTGCAATTGTTATTGGTATTATTTCGCTATACGCATAACTATTGATTATATTACCACAAATTGTTTCGTAATTTTTATCATTTTTGACTCTATAGAAAAATCTATCACCGTAGGTATATCCAGAAACTGGGTAGTCAATACTGTATAAACTTGCCCCAATATAATAGTCAGTTGTTGACGAATAAACGATATTGGTAAAATCAATATCTGTAGCCATTTGAAAAGTAAAATAACCATTAACTTTTGTCGGTGGTGGTGATATAAGCCATGAAGCTGATGGTGTTTGTGTAATTAAATCTCCAACAACACCGTCAGGAAAATATGATATTGTTATTATATCATTTAACACTAAATCACCATTAAGTATTATTCTTCTTGGGTTTGATGTTGATTGGTAAAAATCAATACCGTTGGCCAAAACAACACCATTAACCATAACTAATACTTTACTAAAATCTATTGGTTTTGCTGAAGTAAACAATTCATATCTACTGGTTGTTGTGTTGTAATAAACAGAATAACCACCTTGACCGTCCGTAGCACCACTAGGTATAACTGACATTACATCAAATATATCATTTTGGAATTTGTTTGGTGAAGAAGGAGTGTATATTATTGTGACTATATCTTCTGGGACTAACGGTGCGTTCATATAAACAACACTACCACCAGAATATGTGTAATCAACATCTTTAGCCAACACCAAACCATTTAGCGTTAATATAAAAGGTGTATCAATATCAACAGGTATTCCTATAATTGTATTTACATTTTCAAATAAAGGTTCAGTTATTACTGAATTTTCGTTGTTTTCATCAATAACTAATTGGTCTATATCTGGGTAAATGGTGTAATAATTAATAGGTAAATAACTTTGTTGTAAAGAAGCGTTTGCAACACTATTGCTAGCATTATAATTAAAAACTGGCGTTTCAGCGCTTCTAACTACAGATAAATAATAGTCAAAATTTTTATTGTATATACCATATTCTGACCCACCAACATATCTTGATGTATCTATAAATAAACCTAATTTGTTCATGAATTCGGTACAAGCTGAAAACTTGAAAAATCCTTTTATCATGTATTCATTATCCAAAGTTAAACCACTAGAAGGTATTAACTGTGTTGTAGCACTATTGGTTAACGAAGTGTAGGTTATGTCATTAGAAATATAGCTTGGTATTGCTGTAAACGTATTTGCGTTGTCTATGTATTGGTATAATTTATAATTAAAAATTGCCGTATTTGCAGTAAACGTATTTGTATTTGCAGTAAACACAAAATTAAGAGGTATAGTCTGAGAATCACCTGTAATTATGTGAGAATAACCACTTATAGATGTAGCACTTAATATACTACAATCTAAAGTCGTTGCACCACTTACATAATATGATGGAGTATTAAAAATACAAATATCAGAACTTGTATTAAAAATGTTGATATCTTTGTTTCTAAGTGCGCTTACATTTGTTTGTAAATATATTCTTTCTTGGTATCTCATTATTAATAGTTAATCTCTATAGTTTTTTGTGTTATCCCTATTGGTATTTTATAACCAAATGAGTTTGGTTTTGTAACACTTATTGTTATAGGTGTTCTTGAAAAATTTTGTAAAAAAGCGGTAAAACCGTATATATTAACATAATCTTCTCTTTGCACCTCCCCTTTTATTGAGCCAGTGAAAACCAAATTACCTTTTATTTCAGTTACAAAATTACTTTCTATTTTTTTTATTAATTGTATCATAATAATAAATATTTAAATTGGTTATAATGAACCGATAAAAAAGGAGTCATCTTCATTTATTATTCGTACATTACCTATAAACTCAGAACCAATATTCATTTGTGCGATACAAAGTTTATCATATTTTGCTGATTTAGTAAGTTTAACTGAACCTAATTCAAATTGATTATTAGTTATTAATGTTGTTGTTATTACTTGAACAGTTTCACATTTACCAGAAACACCGTTTATCGGGCTAGGGATTATATTACCTTCAAATATGTTTTCATTAAACAAACTAGTATAGCTTCTATATTTATATTTTTGTTGGTCGAACATAGTATTGGTATAAACCTTAACACTACCCCAAAGAGTAGTCGCTGGAACCACTTGTTCAATTAAATCATCCCAATATGTTTTTATAAGGTCAGTGAATTTATCCATTTTTTCATAATTAAATTCATTGCTTTTTGGAACACCATGTTCTGTTGCATTCATATATCTATCATACACAGCTCTAAGTGTAGGATAACCTGACAATGTTTTTCTATTTTTCGCATCGGTTAATTCTGAAACCATAAGGTTTTCAAAAGTTTCTAAAGTTTTTACTACATTAATTTCAGAGGTTGTTAAACCAGAAATACTAACCGTATTATCACCACAACTTGGAGTACATGGTGATGGGTTTGTTGACCCACTTAACAAATTAGGGTTGTCTAATAAATAACACCATACATCGTTTTCAATGGCTGATGCCATATTAACTGTCAAATCTATTTCTTTTGAGTTCAAAATAAGTCTATCATCATCAACACTGTATTCTGTTTGACGTATTTTGTTTACATCATCGTACCTAGCTACATAAAAATCCCTTTCTGTATAACTGTCTGATTGTAACCAAGATTTTTTGTTGTCGATTACTCTTGTTATTTCAAAACCTGGTGATTGACTAATAAAAATATTTGTTCTGTTTGTGTCTTCACAAACTTTTGTTAAACTAATTTGGTCAATCAATAAACAGAAATTATCACATGGACTATTAACTATAATATTTAATTTAATCTGATTATTTGTAAAACCAGATGTTGTGTTTATAGTGTTAGTATATGTTAACCAATTTGAGTTGAATACATTTGGTGATAAAGAATCATTAAAATCTTGCTGTGTTTGTGCACCTGAAGAATTAAAAAGTTCTTGATATAAAATGTCTTTAACATTATTGCAAATTGATACGTTAAGCTCTGAAGAATCTTCTACTGTGTTACCAAAAGTAAATTCAGGGTAAACTAAACCTGTACAACCAGAAGCCCATGGTTCGTTGTTTGTTGGTTCACCACAAACAAAAAAACCACTATTATTTTGGTTAGAGTTTAGATATGAATATAAATTTTGACCTACATCAAAAAAAGTTGAAAAGAAAATGTTTTCCATAGTTACATTATCCCCATCAACCATATCCAAAGTTACCCTAGCGTTTAAATTTTGAAATTGACCCAACATTGTTGAGCAAGGGTTTTCTACATCACCAAGAGCTTTAATTTTAGCGTCTACCGTACTAATTTCGTTATTTAATTTTTTTTGAACGGTAATTAGTTCTGAAATTTTATTTAACAAAGTAGTTTTTTCACCAAAAGGTGTTGTACATTCAAAAATTAACTTTTCATTGTTGGTTATTATAGCTTCTTGGTTTAGTTTGTCAATTTCTATAACATCTAAACATGTATAACTATCTGGTTGACCATTTATGAAATCAACATAATTGTTTTCACCAATGATATTTCTCCAACTAAGTAACCCACTATCTGTCAAACAAAAATTAACAGGTTTTGTTTCATAAATTGGTGCTACCTTTGTGGTTGAAACGCTCAATTCTGTGTTGTTGGTCAATGAACCAAAACCAGTGTTTAAAAATGGTAATTTTTGTGTTTGAGTTATTTCTGTTGTCGGTTTAGCAGTCGCGACTTCTTGGTTGGTTGGAAAATCGTTGCATATAATCGAATAAGATGTGCTAGCAGCTTGTTTAGACAAACCTTCTAATTGAATGTTGATATCTAATAACTCAGACTCTTTCTTAAAATATTCTTGTCTTAAATCAGTTGCTGGTTTAAGATATGTTACTGGGGTTACATTTATAACCTCTTCTAAAGTTTTACACTTTATTTTAAATAAATAATCAAATTTTATTTCTAATCGACATGTGTCATTTTCTGTCAACGTAAAAAACGCTCCATCATTACCAACTGGGTTTAAAACAATTTTAATTTCTTTGTCAGGTATTACACAAGATTCGTTAGATGGTCTAGACCATCTACATTTTTGCTCGTTTAAATCAAAATAAATATTATTTGGGTTAACGTTTGTAGGATATTGTGGTGGGTTTTGTGTTAATAATCTATCTCGCAATACATTACAACATGTTTGTGTAATATTATAATTTTGACCAATAAAAGTATATATTGTACCATCTGGTAGGAAACTTATTGTACTATCGTGGTCAAACACACTATCCCATAATTTGTTACAGTTTGATAAAATAGATTGATATTGAAGTTTAGTTATTATTGGCATTTTATTTTATTATAAATATGTTTATTTTAATTTATTGTGTGAAAACACTTTATGGTCTGAAATCTATTGTTAGTGTATTAGAGAACAAGTCACATTTTGTTAACGGTTCGGTACAATCGTTACTTATCCCGTATTGTAATCTAATTCTAAAACCAACAACAGAATTAAAAGGTAAATTACCTATTGAAGTTGCTGTTAATGAGGTAATTAGATTTGGAGGAATTAATTCTAAAAATTCCCATGCAATACCATCTAATGAAAATTCCACCTTAATTCCTGCAACATCACCATCACATGGAGTGCTACCTAAAACCCAATTAAATGTTACACTGTTAGAAATAGGTTCTCTAACCACTGATACCAAAGTTGCAGGAAGACATCCTAATGGTGGTGGGTCAGTAGTTGGAAAAGCAAAACTACAACCAGTTCTATCTCCAACTCTTTTTATAAAAGCATCATATAAAATACCAATATTTGCTAACCCGTATTGTGTTAACTTACAACCAACACCAACTAGTCCTGTATTTGGGTCTATTACATCGTTAACAGGTGTCGACCATAATGACGGTGGACATAAACTAGAATCAGCACCCACAACAACTTCATTACCAGATAATTCACCATCAACCGTCAAACCATTTAAAGTAACAAAAGTAATAAACGGTAAACCACCTATTATTGTTGGGTTTTGAGTTATTATCCAATCAGAAGAAACATTACACGCACATTTTGTTCCTCTTTTACAACAAACAAAACCTGAATTGATGGTGAAATCTGGGACATAAACATCGTTATACATTGGTACCCCTTCAACTAATCTCTCACAACATTCAACATCAACAAAATTAGTAGCATATGATAATGATGTTGGGTTTCCGTTATTATCATCATAAAATTGTTCAAAAATATATAAACCAGTTAAATCATCTGACCCCTTTATGTTTATATCTTTACAGTCATTTACTATAATAATTTCTGGTTTTTTTTCAAAACAAATACTCAAAGATTCATCATTTTGCCCAAAAATACAACCACAATCAGTTGTCATTGGTTTTGGTTTTGGGTCTGTTATTATTTCAGTTGTTGTTATAATACAACTAGGCAATTGTGTTCCATCTGAATACATTAAATCAACATATGTTTCTCCATCATAATCTGTGATTTCACCAGTATTGTAATTGGTAAACAAATCTTGTGATGTTGAATTAACTGTTTCAGATGTAATAGTAACAGGTAAAAAATTTGGTATAAGGGAACTTAATTGATTAAAGTATTTAAAACCTCTATCGTATGGCCCAACATGTGGGTTATTACCAGCAGTAATATCTAATAGTGAATTAGGGCCACTAGTTTCTCTGTACCACAAACCATTACCTTGAAAATACATATCGTCGTTATCTTCAAAAAATCTAGGATATCCATCGTTGTCAATTGGATAAATGGATAAATCTGTATCCAACCCATTTAATTCTAATAAAGTAGTAAATAAATCAACATCTATTGGTTTATCAACCTTGTATACGTATTCGTTAAAAGTTATTAAACCACTTGGTGTACCTATAAATCTAAGTAAAAATTCTATACCTTTTCTGGTACCTTTAGATTTCCAAAGCCATGGGGTGTTTAAAATAATTCGTCTCCAAAGTTCAGTATCAGCTTCAACTGGTGTTAACCCAACTGATTGGCCACTATATGACGATTGGCTAGATTGAATGTAATCAGTTAATAAATCATTGCTTATAACCGAATCTATTAAATCCCAACCCATTACCCTAGCTATATTTTTTAAAAAAACATCTGGTGTATTATCTAATTTATTATAACTAACTGTATTGGCAAAAGATAAACCTTCTATGTATCTATTTAAATCATCATAAGCAACACCATAAATATTTAATAGTTTGTTAACCTTACCACCAGAAGTGTCTTGGTCTTCGTCTGATAAATAATATGGTAGTGTATCAAAACCTGTAATCGATTCACTAACTAAAAACCTAGTCATGATGTTACTGTTTATCAAATCACTATCGTTGGCTAAGTTAAATAAACTGGTAGCATATTCATCATAAGATGAAGTGTTGTAATCTAAGTTATAACCATCACTAGTTGGCCACGTAACTGTTGATTCAGTATAAAGTAATACACCAAAATCAGTTCTAAGTGGGTATGTAAAAGTTGCTGTATATATTGGGTATGATTGTCTGTTTAACAAGTAATACTCAAATTCATCTAAAGTATTAAAGAAATTATCACATATAATAGATTTAGGTTTTATGTGATAATATATCGTGTCGCTGCTACCAGTAAATGGGTTATTTTTTACCTCAAAATAAATATAATCATTGGTTGTGCTACTTGAACCAGTAAAATTGACAACATCATATTCAACAGAATCAATCAATAAAGCGTAAGACTTATAATCAGTTACAATATTACGCAATGTGTTTGATTCATTAAATGTCCCACCTATATCACCGTTTATTAAAAAATTAATATTATATGGGTTATTTATGAAATTTGTTGGGATTCTAAATGAAGCTGTGTTGGTTATTTCATTATAAGAATAATTTTCATAAGTGTTACCAATTAATTGGTCACCGTTGGCCATACTTTTAATTGGTCGCATAAATATAGATGCTGGCCAATTTATTATTATATTCTCTAAAGCAACACGCATGAATTCAGTCAACGAACCAAATTTTGCGTAGTAAGATAATTTAGACTTATCAATGTTTAAAAATACTGTAGCGTTGTTATTTAATAACGTTTCAGTTTGACTTACGGTTAAGTTTAACCCTTCAAGAGTAACAAAATCAGAAAACTGTTTTGTTATGAAAAATTTATCTGTTTTTGGGTCTAAGTTTGTTGTAATATTAAAATTACCCATTGTAAACAATGGGGTACCTCCAGCACTAGTTAATTGTAACCCAACTAAGTCTGGGTTATAATTCCTATACTCTATATTTCCGTTATATACGGTTTTTTTTGCATATCCTGCAATTCTTGTAGTCCCAGTTAAACTTATATCAGCCATTTTTTATATTACGCTTGTCTTATATTATTAAAATTCTTAGAAAAATCAATATTGTTTCTTTGTTCCCTTACTTCGAATAATGGTTTTCCAGAAAATTGGTCTTTAACTTCATACAAATTGTATTGTTTGTAAATTTGATTCGTAAAGTTGTATATTGTGTAAATACCATCTTCAAGAGATTTAGATTGATTACCGAACAATGCAAACGCTAATGTTTCAATATCATGTTCAACCATTTCAATTTCAATCATAACTGGGTTAAAAAAAGTATTTGTAATAATCACATTCTGATTTGGTTGACCAATAAACGGTAGAACGTTAGGTTTTACGTTTGATGCTGAAGCTGGTGATACAGTGCAGAACGTTAAAGTTGAATTATCGTTAAATCTATATCTTATCGCTTTTTGGTTTGTATCTGATAAATTTTGATTGACTGGTTCAGTTCTATTGTTAGACGTAATAACCCTAAAAAAATTATTAAGCTTTAAATTATCACCTATCGGAGTTGGGTTTAGATACTCAATTCTGTAACCAACCAAACCATCATTCTCAAATTTAGGTAAAAACCTAGCTTCTACTGTCGATAAATCAAACACCAAACCTTTTATGTCTGGATATGCTGATAAAACACCAACATCAACAATTGTTGTTCTGATTTCAATAGGTTTAATCATAATTGTATAATAACCTTTAATACCAAAGGTTGTTACTGGTAATTTAAGCGTGTATAACCCACCAAATATCTCAAAACCAGCGCCAGTATTGTTTGGGTTACTAGTTGGTATTAAAACCTCAGTTGCTGGTAATTCTTGTAATGGTGTTCCTTGTGCGTCTCTAGTTGCAGAATAACTGTAAAAAATTTGTACATCTTCTGGTAAAATATCTGCTGGTCTTATAATTCCGTATGTTCCACTTGCCATTTTATTGATTTATTAATTCTTCTAATGTTATTGAGCATTTTGCT